ACTAGCATATAACACAAAGGAACAGATCGCTAAGGCTGGGGGAAGCATGTTCATGAGTCCAAAGCAAATGCATTTGGTTGCTAATAAAATTCGAGCGAATAACCCAAAGCCTGATGGTGGTATGTTGCGCACAGAATACAATTTAGCAAAGACTCTTTATGAGTTTGCCAAAGCATTGGATGATGTTGCAGATGATCTGGAAAATACCATTCCGATCAGATTCGTCGATAACTAGGTCTCAAATAGTGGGGATAGGGGCGTTGGGCTCTTATCCCCACTATACGTCGCTTATATATTTGGAAGAGGGGAACGGTCTCAGTGTCAGAAACTTGGGTGGAAGTTGAGGGCTACCCAACCTATGCCGTCAGTAATCTTGGTCAAGTCATGAATGTCCATACCGGACAGATCCTGTCCCCTCGTCCAAACGATAGGGGTTATCTTCGAGTACGCCTCGCAGATGACGAACATCGTCTGAGGGAGTTCTATATCCATAAGCTCGTTGGTAGAGCTTTCTGGAACTTCTCTATGACAGATCAGACCATTCATTACGATGGTAATGTACAGAATAACAATGCTACAAACCTGCGACTTAAGAAACGAGTACGACAGGTAATGGCAACGACTCCTCTAAAAGAGGGGTCTGAGAAAGAGTACAAGCGCCAATGGGGTCAACGCATTCGTATTATTGAGACGGAACAAGTATTCCGAACCGTACGAGATTGTGCTGACTATATCAATGGTGATTATAGCAGTATATATGCGTGTCTCAGAGGAGATCGCAAGTCCCATAGAGGATTGTCCTTCGAATATTACTAATAGACTCGAGGAGAATTAGTGAAGAAAAAGCTTTGTGGAAGCCCTAGTCCACACTTGTCACACACTTATCTAACTAAAGTGTTTGGGTTTAAAAGAAAATGTCCCGGTAAAGGGATTGAGCTTTTAAGATTTGGTATGCCACTTAAGACGGTGAACAGGATACGAGAAGATCTAGGTTATCCTCCTGTTTACTCACACAAACACTTTTATCGTATCAATTCAGATAAGTCTGATGAAAATACGATGATGTTTGTTTGCGAAGTCTGTGGACAAGAACGACCAACTAGCAGATTTAGGTAAGTTTTGGCAGTCGAGCTAGACAAAATTCAGCTTAAAGCAATTGAGGAGTTATCAAATGGCAAAATCCTTTGTGGAGGTGTGGGATCGGGTAAATCACGCACTGCACTCGCTTACTTCTATACTAAAGTCTGTGATGGAGACCTTCGCATCAATGGCTTTGGCGGTCTTAGAGACATGTCGAAGCCTCGTGATGTCTATATCATCACAACAGCCCGAAAGAGAAATGATCTCGACTGGGAGAAGGAAGCAGTATCCTTCGGTATATCTACGAACCGTGAAACGTCAGTCTATGGCATTCAACTCAAAGTGGATTCGTGGAACAACATTACCAACTATCAGGATGTAAAAGATGCATTTTTCATCTTCGACGAGCAACGTCTGGTGGGCAATGGCACATGGGTCAAGGCCTTCTATAAGATTGTGGAACACAATCAGTGGATTATGGCTAGTGCTACTCCTGGGGATCACTGGATGGATTACCTTCCAGTCTTCGTCGCGAACGGTTTCTATAAATCTCGACGCGAGTTTATACAGACGCATGTCATTTATAAGCCATTTAGAAACTTCCCTCAAATTGATCGATTTATCGAGACGGCTCGTCTGGAAAAGTACCGACGACAACTTCTAGTTGACATGCCGGTTCCTCGTCACACAACGAGGCATATTCAGAATGTGACGGTAGATAATGACAAACAACTCTTCCACCGAGTCTACAAAGAACGATGGAACATCTATGAAGATCGACCTATTCGAGACGTTGCCGAGCTATTCCGAGTCATGCGAAAACTCGTCAATTCAGATAAGAGCCGAGTACTCGCTCTTGACGGGATCCAGAAGAAACATAACCGTGTTGTCGTCTTCTACAATTTCAACTACGAGCTAGATATCCTTCGTGAATATTGCATAAAGGCAGGTCTCCCATATGCCGAATGGAACGGACAAAACCATGATCAAATCCCCACAGGAGATAATTGGCTCTATCTTGTCCAGTATACCGCTGGAGCTGAAGGATGGAACTGTGTCGAGACAGATTGTACAGTGTTTTACTCCCTTAACTATAGCTATAAAATCAATGAACAAAGTAAGGGACGAATCGATCGACGAAACACAAGGTACCGAGACCTCTGGTACTACGTCTTCTGGTCCAACACCATAATTGATAGAGCGATCATGAGATCTCTTGCTAATAAAACATCTTTCAATGAACAGGAGTTTCTGAATCGTGGCAGATAGCAGATTTATGGACTGGCGCCCGGTAAAAGGCGCTGATGGTTATGAGGTAACTCGTAATGGTTTGATACGTACAACCAATGGAGCTTCCGTTGGTCTTCGCGTACCACCCGTTGGTGAATTCATGCCTATCAACGAAGTAGAGTTTTTGGTGGACGGAGTCATAATTACTCGTAGACTCCATGAGGTGATTAAAGAAGCATTCGAGGAAACGACTCCAGTAGCAGTTGCGAATGTTTCCGATTATCCCGAGGAGGCTCTTCCAGAGATTGTCGAGGAGTATCCGGAAGAGCAGGAAGAAGAAATTATCAATGAGCAGCCCTGAAGATAAGTTGAGTGTAATTACTGAGGCGATTACAGAAGAACTAGGTAAATACTCAACCAGATACATGTCGACTCATGATATAGCTCTAGTACTTGGTATTCGTCTGGTTAATGATGGATGGAATCCTCCGGAAGAACCTTTCGTTGAAGAGTGGCGTCTTATTCCAGGCTACTCATTCTTTGAGGCTAGCAATAGAGGTTTGATCCGTCATGCGCTTACTAAGAATCAAATTGAGATGGTTAGTAGTAATTTGGGAGAGCCTATTACTGTCACTATTCATGACAATGGTGGGATGGAAGAGACTCTAGCGTTAGAAGATATCTTGGTTAAAACCTTCCCTAAGGGAAAAACAGAGCTCACTGAAGAAGAGTGGCGTACGGTTGAAGGTATTGGTACTAACTCCTTCGAGATTAACCGTCTGGGGACCATTCGACACAAGAGTTCTGGTCGGGTTCAGGAACCGAAATACGATGAGTTTTATCAGATGGTTACAGTTAAGCTCATCGTCAATGGGAAGCCAGTATGGATCGATGGACCAACTCTAGCCGAGACAATGTGGGCAAATGGATGACGAATACCGAGTAACGTATTACAACGGAGGTTTCATGCCAATTCGCATTTCCTTCGATACCCTTCCTGAAGCATTAAAGGAATGGGACAGCATCAATCGTGATCCTAACAAAAGCGCAAGCTGTATTGAGCGGATTACAGTAATTAAAACAAACATCTAATAGAATAAGGTCTCAGCATGTCTGAAGAATGGGTTAGGATCCCTACGTTTCCTGATTATGAAGTTACGATAACGGGGGATATTCGCACAGTAGTCTCGAAGCAGCCAGTTGAGATCTACATGGGGCGTACGAAGGTTGGGGAGAATCTTCACCCTCGTGTTCGTATTCAAAACATAACAGGATTCAAGAGTGCCCATGCTCTCAAGGATCTGATTAAGGATACTTTCGGAGATCGGATCAAAGAAGTAGCTCGACAGGAACGAAAAGCTGTTGAGAGGAAGATACGAGAGGAATCTGTTCGTCCTCGCGGAGACTTCCGACGTCATCCTGAATTCTCTAAGTATGAGATATCTAAGGATGGTGAGGTTCGAAATAACTGGACTAAGAAAACAATTGCCTACAAGCAGAACTCAAGAACTGGATCTTGGGCTTATTCTCTTCGAACAAACGATGGTAAGTCCACTCAGAGAAGCAGAGAAAGCCTTCTAAGGGCTGCATGGCCGGAGAACTTCCCTCCTCCTACAGAGAAGGAGCCGAACACTCCCAGAGCCTATGCGAGGCGAGGATGGTACCGAGAGATTCCGGGTTATCCAAAATACGAGATTCATCCTGACGGGAAAGTTCGTTATAAGAATACTCGTCGACCTCGACCGACGGAATGGGATGGCGATATTGAATACGCTGTTCTATTTAGCGATGAGGGATCAGTCAAGCGAAAAATTGAAGACCTGGTGATGGAGGTCTTTCCTGACCTGAAAGAGGTAGCTGCCTGATGACAAAACCACTAATAACCACAGATGCTATCGAGGCTTCCAATCGAATGGGTTGGGGTTGGTGGTATCTTCTACTTATTCTAGCGCTGTCCAATGTTGTAATCGTTATAGGTATCTTCTTTGACTGGCGAGTTGTCTACTGGCTACCGGCATTCCTACTTATGTTTCTAATAGCAGTAGTTTATGTGGGGAAGCTTCTAGAGCGAGTTGGTTATCGAACATCAAAAGATCTTGAACGGGGAGATAAGTGATGGGTAGAACTCGAGTAGTGATGTTCGGAAACTATGTTCACTGTGTTCGTTATGCTGAGAAGCATGGGATGAACTACAGGGACATCATCAAGGCTACTGAACCATCGAAGATCATGGGTATCTCGACTCTTGATTCGATAAAGGTAGTCACTCTTCCGGAAGAGATGTGGGCACCAACAACAGATCCTTGTCGCAATCGCATGCGTGAGACCGAGGATCATATCAAACGGATTGAGCAATTAGGAGGAAGAGTTGAGCGATTTTACTGGGAGGATTACTGAATGACTTTCTGGGAAAAGCTTTGGGTTTGGTACTGGTCTTGCTCCATCATCATTGTTGGGTATTTTGCAGTTATGGCGGGATTTACTTTACCGTTTATAATCGCTTTGGTAATCTATTTCGTTCTTCTCGCTGGACAACTCATCTTTATTTACCATAGACACAGTAAAGAAGACCCAGAATAGTCGTGGCCACTTCTGGCCAACTGGCCAAATCTGAAAAAAGTTTGTGGGCATTTTGTGCCCAAAGTACCGCAAAAGTGGCCAAAAACGTGGCCAGAATTTCAGATTTGGCCAGCAAGGTGGGCAACGTTGGGCACAATAAGTGGGCACTAATTTTACGCTATAAGCGAACAAAAAGGATCAAAAAGGGCTGTTTTCTTTGTCCCTTGCCCACACATGCCCACACTTTGTGCCCAACGCTGGCCATTTTTGAAAAAAATCACTAAAACCTTTATAAGGAAAAAATAGTAATAGGAAGAAGTTTTTTGGACAAATCAAAATTGGCCATTTGACCAGTGGGGCGTTGCCCACGCATTTTATACATCGATTATAATGATAGGAATAGGATATCTGTCGTATTCACGCATTACCCTTTTGTGTGACGGAGGTTACTTAAGTGCCACCTGCTAAAAAAGAGATTGAATTCCAACGAGCCTTCGTAAAAGAAATACGGGAAAAGTTTCCCGATGGCGAAGTCTTCCGATTGGACCCACAGCGGCAGCAGGGTATTCCTGACCTATTGATCATCAATGGTGATCGCTGGGCCGCATTGGAATGGAAACGTGAAACCAAATCAACGCGCCAGCCAAATCAAGCTTATTACGTAGACAAGTTTAACAACATGTCCTACGCGTCCTTTATCAGCCCTGAGAATAAAGAGGCAGTCCTCAATGAACTTCAACACGCACTTCAACCTTCAAGGAAAACACGCGTTTCTAAGCGCAAGTAAATACGCTTGGATTCGCTATGATGAGGAACAGCTAGCGGAAACATTCCGAAAAGCCCTCGCTGCCCAAGAAGGATCTGAACTCCATGATATTGCGTCCCTCCTTATTAAGAAGGGACTCAAGCTTCGTGGCTCAAATACTACGATGGCGATGTATGTCAATGATGCAATCGGCTTTCGTATGACACCGGAGCAGGTTCTATATTACTCAGACAACTGTTTCGGTACTGCAGATGCCATATCCTTCCGTAACAACATGCTGAGGATCCATGATCTTAAGACTGGTGAAACCCCAGCAAAGATGGATCAACTCATGGTCTACGCGGCAATGTTCTGTCACGAATACCAGATCCTTCCAGGCAGTATTGATATTGAACTGCGCATCTACCAAATGGATGAGATCAAATATTGCAACCTCGAGACGAATCCTGATTTGGTTCCCGAGATTGTTGAGATCATGAGTCTTATGAAGTCCTACAGCGATCTGCTTGATTCTTGGAAAGAGGAGGCACTAGCATGACAACGGGTACCTTCCTTAATGACGAGGGTCCACTCATATTCCATATCGGAACACCGAAGCATTCTGGTCGCTACCCTTGGGGTAGTGGCGAGAACCCTGGTCAGCGCAATAAATCATTCCTAATGTATGTTGATGACCTGAAGAAAAAGGGTCTCTCAGAGAAGGAAATTGCCGAGGGCGTCGGTCTTACTTCAAAGCAACTTCGAGACAACAAAGCCATTGCTAAACATGAGATCAAACAGGATCTTATTGCTCGAGCTACTAAGCTCAAAGAAGCAGGCAATTCCAACACAGTTATCGCTGAGAAGTTGGGTATGGCAAATGAGTCATCTGTTCGAGCACTCCTTTCGGAGCGAACCAAGGAAAAGGTCGAGAAGCTCGAGACACTCTCTAATACTGTTCGAGCTGCAGTTGATGAGAAAGCGATGGTCGATATTGGTCAAGGCGTCGAGGCTCAGCTCGGCGTTAGCCGTGAACGTCTAAGTGCTGCAGTTACTAAACTTCAGTCCGAAGGATATCACGTTTACGGATTCCAAGTCGACCAAATGAGCGGTAAGAAAACAAACATGAAGGTTCTTGCTCGACCTGATGTTCCTTACTCTGACGTATATCAGAAGCAAGAAAACATCAGTCAGATCATGGCCTTCACTCGCGACAATGGTAGATCCTTTGACCAAATTCAGCCTCCACTGAACGTAGACCTCTCGAGAGTCGGCGTTCGGTATGGACCTGATGGAGGAGCCGCGATGGATGGTGTTATTCACGTTCGTCGAGGTGTCGAGGATATTTCCTTGGGTAAGTCTCGTTATGCACAGGTTCGAATCGGTGTTGCTGGTACTCACTACTTGAAAGGTATGGCCGTCTACAATGACGATCTACCTCCTGGAGTCGATCTCATGTTCAATACGAACAAGAGCGATACCGGAAACAAGCTCGATGCAATGAAACCTCAGAAGATCGACAAAGAAACGGGAAAGGTTGATCAGACTAATCCCTTCGGATCGATTGTTCGTCAACAGTTCGCAAAGGATAAAGACGGCAACGATATTGTCGATAAGAATGGAAACAAAAAGGTCTCCTCGGCGATGAATATCGTCTATGAAGAGGGTGACTGGGATAAGTGGTCGAAGAGTATATCTTCACAGGTCTTGTCCAAGCAGTCTCCAGTTCTAGCTAAGCGACAGCTTGCTCTTCGTGCTGATGAGAAACGGGCAGAATTCGAAGAAATCATGGCTCTGACAAACCCAGCAATTAAGAGGAAACTCTTGAACTCGCTGGCTGACGATCTTGATTCTTCAGCTGTTCATCTTAAAGCTGCTGCGCTTCCGAGACAGCGTACTCAGGTTATTCTTCCTATCAATAAACTGAAGGAAGATGAGATATATGCACCGAACTTTAACAATGGAGAAAAGGTTTCTCTTATTCGCTACCCTCACGGTGGTATATTTGAGATTCCAGAACTCACAGTAAATAACCGAAACAGACCTGCGATTGAACCTATTAAGGGCGCAAAGGATGCCGTTGGTATCCATTCAAAGGTCGCAGAACGGTTGTCGGGTGCAGACTTTGATGGGGATACGGTTCTTGTGATTCCGAATAACAATCGGTCTCTCAAAAATAAACCCCCCCTTCAAGATCTTGAGGGCTTCGATGCTAAATCTAAATATGGTATGCCGGACGATATGCCGGGCATTAAGCATATGAAGAATCCTACTGGTATGACGCAGCGATTGATGGGTGATATTTCAAATCTGATTACAGATATGACTATATTGGGTGCAAATGATCATGAGCTTGCTCGAGCCGTTAAGCATTCTATGGTTGTTATTGATGCTCAGAAACACCATCTCAATTATAAGCAATCGGCTAAAGATAATAATATCGCCGATCTTAAAGCTAAATATCAAGGGTCTGCTCGAGCAGGTGCATCAACTCTTATATCGAAAGCAACATCACAGTCATCAGTACCGAAGCGTAAGCAATGGAACCCCAGTGCTCGCACTATCGATCCTAAGACTGGTGAGAAGATCCGAACCATTGCTGATGATGCTATGATGAAGGATAAAGAAGGTAACCCCCTTCTGGATTCGAAGGGTAACATTAGGTACAAGACTGAAAAGTCTACAAAGATGGCAGAAACCAATGATGCTATCTCATTGATCTCTAGGAATGGAGGTCGACCTATTGAAGTCGAGTATGCTCTGCATGCAAACAAACTTAAGGGAATGGCAAATGAGGCACGTCTAGCGTGGCTTAATACCCCACCTCAAAGTTTTAATGCCTCTGCTCGGAAAGCTTACGCTCCAGAAGTTAAGTCTCTGGATGATAAGCTAGCTATCGCTCTCAGAAACAAGCCCCTTGAAAGACAAGCCCAGGTCTTTGCTAACATCACCGTTAAGGCTAAGCTACAAGCTAATCCTGACATGGACAAAGCAGAGATCAAGAAGCTAAAGACGTTGGCTCAGAACGAAGCCCGTAATAGGGTAAACGCTAAGAAGACCAACATTGTACTAACCCCCATGGAATGGAATGCTATTCAAGCGGGCGCTATTAGTAACAACAAACTAGAGCAGATCCTAGACAACATGAAGGACGAAGACATCAAGGCATTGGCTACTCCACGAGAGAAGCCAGGTATGCTACCTGCTAATGTCACACGTGCTAAGAACATGTTGAATGCGGACTACACTAGGGCGGAAGTAGCAGAAGCTTTGGGTGTTAGTGTTACTACTCTTAACAGTGTACTTGAGGAAGGAGCTTAGGTATGACACAGCAAGTAGCTATCACTACAGTTGACAATCCCTATTCACCTTTCACACAGTTCGATGAGTGGAATGCGTTCGATCTTGAGATGGGGTACGGTACCTGTGCCTACCTAGCTAGGATAGTACGTTCATCAGATCAGATTTCAGTAACAGATCAGGATCTGGCATTGGAATACGGTATTGATGAAATAATTTCTGAAGATGTCCTCGGTCTCTATAAAAAGGTTTCTGCGGACAATACAACCCAAAAGGTTGAGACTTCAGAGTAATGCTGGACGGGGAGGGGGGTCTCGCAAATCTGACCCCCCCTCTGCAT